ATCTGAGTACGGAGCCAGTGAGTACCATGTTCCGGTCGCTGCAATCGTCTGACCGAACACTTTAACTTTAAAAGTTTTGTAGTCCACAACTTCCACAACCCTAACAGGAACATTTTCCAACCGGATGTAGTCCTTCACAGCCACAAAAGTTTTAACATCGGATGCAATAGTATACACATCCGTGTCAATAGTAATTGTGGAAGTAAAGGTACCGCTCTTTCGCATGAGCGATACTACCCTGAGGAATTTGCTAATGTAGGTTACTTCAGCCATTAGATTCCAAAACGATTTAGTTCTCCTCCTTGACTTTTGAATTTCCACGTAGGGAAGTCCGCTTTTTTGGCCAACAAATAATTGTAGGCCGACGCCAGATTGTTGTGGTGAGTGTAGTTGTCCAACTCAGCGGGGATATCTATTACGTATCCGTAGTCATCAGTTGGATCCCCGTACATGTTGATAAATTCATTCCACACCTCCACCATTTTATGATACACACTAGCAGGAGCAGCATTATCGCTAGCTGCTTCTACCTCAATTCCAGTACCTGCATGGTAACTAGCTCGCTTCCGGCGATGCATGTAGTACACGTAGTAGGCTATGAGGGATTTCTTTTCGAATCCCCGTAAGCCGTCCCACCGTAATTCAACTGTCTGGCTATTCAACGTGAAAGAAAAATCATCCCCGTTAACTAGCTTATCCCATATTGAAGCATCTCCATCCACGAATGCTGAGTCCCGCAATAACTTATACAACGGATAACCGAGCAAAGAAACCAACACTTCTCGCTCGTACTGAGTTATGGAGCCCGTAACGTCTTCCTCAATTTCATCTTGGTTGGCGTTGGGGATTTCTATTTCCTCAATAAAGTAAGTGGTGTCGATTAAATTTGCCATCGGAATTAGAATTTTTTATTTCTTCTTTTTCTTGGACGATTTTTCTTCTTCGTCCTCGAGTTCCTTGTAGACTTCTAGATCCTCCCCCAATTTTGTGTGGAGTGCTTTCAACGAATTCATTTCATTAGTCTTCAAGTCCTCCATGGTGTTGGGTCCTTCCACTAATTCGAGCTGAGCTCTCAATAGTGCGGGGACTCCCATGAAAAATTTGTAAGCTATAGGAACTACATCGCCTTTTTTGATCCCAGCGTTAGGATGGTCAACCTTATATTTGACCTTAATATAAGGCTGCTTCTTTGGTTTACTTTGTATAGCCATACCGTTAAGCAGTTTCCATTGCAGCTTTCGCTACAGAGAAGTCACCTTTTACAAATGCAGTTTTTTCATGTTCCTTAATCCGGTGCATTCCTTGCAGCTCACCACGTATTCTGTATTGGTTCAATGCAAAGTCGTCATCAATCATACCGATTTCAATTGTGATGTTTTCCACCCAGTTAAATAATGACTTAGTAAAATCTCCCACAATAAATTGATCCGTTGCCATTTCGTTAGTACCAATGACGCGCATACCGTACACTTCCAATCCACCTGCTGTTACAAAAGGAGGGAGAGCATAAACTCCATCCGCAGTTTTAGCAGTGCTCATCTGTCCACGGCTAAGGTGTGATACCAATGCTGCTGTAGGAACAAAATTTGCTTGGAGGATTTGTGTTGCAGCTGCAACCAATACGTCGAACTCATTAGCCAACTGTACGGCTAGTGCAAATCCACCAGCTGCGAAAGTTGTTGCGTAAGTGTTGATACCTTTTAAGTTAGGCGATACACCACTTCCACCGATAATCTGCGTTTGGAGAACGCCAGCTAACCGACGCACTAACTCAAAGCGAACTTCCTGCTCCAACATTGGGTAATTGAATACAGCCTGTTTAGTGACTGGAACAATTGCGGCGATGGTCTCAGCGGAAATTTTACCTTCCACCCACTGATAACCTAATTGAGATTTAACAGTACTTTCCGCAACGTTAGTTGGATTCGCTACTACTAGCGGAGGTCCAGCTTGTGTGTGTACGTTACGTTCGATCCATGACAGTGGATTGCTTCCAGGACCACCAGCCATAACCTGAATTAAATCCAGGATGAACAGCTCAGGTAGTGCAGCGAAACTTACACCAGCTTCACGGAATCCAAAGATGACACGGTCACCGAAGGATGCGGAATTGACTAAGTCAGGAGCCTTTGTTTCCCCAATTTCAAATTTAAAACTTTTCTGTCCAGCGCGAAGATGCTTCACGATATCAGGAAATGCTTCCTTCAATTTTTTCTGAAAGAAAGTTTCTTTTGATTTCTCAGCGGAATTTTGTCCAGCAGCTTTCAACTCAGCAATAGCCGCATTAGCAGCTTCCATATCGTCAACGGCTTTCTTAAGTTTATCAATAGGAACATCCTTGAAGACTTCCATCTTCTTGTCCACAATTAATTTAACTTTTTCTTCGCCTTCAGCGTTGATCGCTTTCACGTGCATGGAAACTTCTTTCTTCGCAGCGGAACGAACCTTAGCAAGGAGAGCCTTTACATCTGGATCCTCATCTTCATCTTCCTCCTCTTCTTCCTCAGCCTTTTTACCTTTAGCTAACGGAAGTGCCATAGCTAACGCTACACCTTCGGTCCCAGGTAAAAATAAAGGAAGGCAATAAATTGTGAGTAGTATCAATGCTACCCAAAACAATTTCAGACCTACATTCAATTTCGAATTCATTTTCTTTTTAGTTTTTAGATTTTTTAAATTTGGTTTTTCTTCCGGCGCTTTCTATAGTTTGAAATTGTCTACAATATATTTGACATCCATCTTCTTCGGCTTCTTTTTCCATGCAGTGATTTCTTCGGCTGCATGTTCAAGAAGTGATTGGTACTTCTGCAATATATCCCTCAACTCAAATTCTTTTTTATAATCCCCGATTGTCCTCAATACAATATTAGCCTTGTCCGCTAAATCGTTAATGGCATCCAGTGATTGGAAATCTTTAAATCCAAGGAAGGGAGTCATCTCGTTGCTTCCCATAGTCAGTACGCTTCCTTCAAACGTTTCCAACTCCTTCCAATGGTATTCATCCTTGTCCTCATCGTACATTCCTTTTTCCCATACGTAGTTGTATCCTATGCTATGGTTGTTGAGTGTACCACTTTTCATTTGTGGCATGACGGTATCCTTAACAAAAGGAACCATATCCAACTTCCCCTCATAATACAGGCCAGCATCCAGCTCAACTAACTTAGTAAACTGGCCTACTGGAGTGCTCATATTGTGTGCATAGAGGAAAGCAATTTTTCTCGGGGTGTTACTCTCTGGACCCCTTTCCTGTATGGATTTTGCGAATGCTCCTTTATGCACAATATCTTTATGGGAATCTTTATTCCCGAATGCGTTTAGATAGCCTGTAGCAATAGTGTCACCGTTGGAAGCATCTTCCTTAGTACTCATTATTGAAGGAAAGTCCTTGAACATCAATGACCGATGAGACTTCTGTCCAGGAGCCTTCCACAATAACGCTTGCTGTTCGAGCTTATGTTGTTTAACTGTTTTAATTTTCATCTTGCAATAATTTAATATCCTACGCGTGTCCGTTAAGTAATTTCTTAGCCCACAACTTGAAGGCTATACGCTTTGTAGCTGATCCGGCTCCCCTTGCTTCATATCCCATCTGTTGCCTGTACTCATCCTCGTCTATAAGACCACGGTCATATTCTTGCAGCAAGGAATCAGATTTAATTTTAATAGCATTATACTTCTCAACTTCATTCTTTTGCAGTGCCTCAACGTGTTCGAAGTTAGGAATTATTTTAATATTCTCTGTATGAGTATTAAGTTCCTTATTAAGAAGATCAAAAAAGTCAGTCCAAGCAGGTAGTATAGTATCAATATAAGTTCCAGTCGCAGCCATTTTTTTATTCGCGAATGTAGTTTTCCCATCAAACAACTCCCTGTTAATTCCCAGCCTATCACAGATGGTAAAAAAATCATCCTCAATTTCCTCGAATAACATTAACTCCCGCGTTGGAAATACGAACGGAGTGTACTTCAATGGCACATCCGTAACCATAATTGAATTTCCACCCTGA